TGAGTACGGTTATAACGTGGCTGCCGGAGGCGAAAGCAACCATGGCTATGTACCAACTGAAGAGGTCAGAAAAAAGTGGTCTGATGCTAGGACTGGGACAAAGCGCTCAGAGGAAACCAAGGCAAGAATGGCCGAGGCAAGTCGTCGTAATTATGAAAGATGCCGCGAACCGCTGGCTAAGGCAAAATACAAACCGGTAAATATGTATACTTTGGACGGTGAGTTTATTAGATCATTTGAATCAATTATTATGGTCGGCGAAGAGTTCGGATGGCCTAAGTCAAAAATCGCCCACATCGGCGAAGTTTGCAAAGGCAAGCGGAAACAGTGCGGCGGCTATTATTGGGAATATGCAAAATAAATTTTGAACACAACTGAACTATCTTTTTACTCTCGATGAACTTCAGAATGCATCTATTGCTAATACTGAAGAAAAGGTCGACATCACAGGTAAACAGGGCCGTAAGCTGAGCTCTCTGAAGAGAAATAAGGGCGTTACAATCAGTGGCGCTAACGGTCTGCTTTCTGGCGGCCTGATGGAACTCCAGTCTGGTGGTAAGTTCGAGAACAAGGCAACAAATGTCATGTGGACAGACTATGTCTCAGTTGCAAGCAACAAGGCCACAACTACATACAAGGCAGTCGGAACAACCGGCGCTGAAATCAAGGGTCTGTATGTAAGAAACGCTGACGGTACTCTCGGCGATGCTCTCGAGCAGGCTGATACAGCTGCTGCTGGCAAGTTTGCTTATGCTCCGGCAACAAAGCAGCTGACATTCACCGGTCTGGCAGATGGCACAGAAATCGTAGTTTACTACGAAAGAAAGATCACTGCTGACGTTCTGGCTAACGAATCTGATAAGTATTCCAAGAAGGCAATGCTCTACATCGATGCAATCGGTGAAGACAGATGTGCTAACGTTTACAGAATCCAGTTCTTCGTTCCGAAGGCTGACTTCAACGGCGAATACTCAATCGATCTCGGCGATGACCAGGTTGTTCAGAACTTCGAAGCAGAAGCTCTCGCAGGTGCTTGCGGTGTTGCAGGCGTCCTGTGGACATACACTGTCTTCGGTGAAAACACTGAAGACGCTGAATAATATTCGGTGGCAAAAGTAATTAAAACCTGCAAGGTCTGTGGTAAGGAGTATGAATACTGCCATACTAACAGACCTTCGGGTTTGTTTAGGTGGCAGGACGTCGCCTGCTCCCCGGAGTGTGGCAACGAATACTTTAGAAGGATCGCTATTTCAAGAGGCGAGCTCGTAGAAGAGCCGTCCAAGGCTGAATCCGCTGAGGTACAGCCTGCCACAAGTGTGGAAGCACCAAAAAAGAAAACAGTAAAACAGCGTAAAAGGAAAACCGAAGACTAACTTCGAGCGTGTCAATGATGGCACGCTCTTTTTTAATTACCTAGACATATTTGATTAATTAGGAGGTACGAAATGCGAATTTTAAAACGGGATGGCGCGAAGCGCGAATTCGACAAGACCAAAATTGTCAATGCAGTTTTGGCTGCGTTCAAGGATGTTGACGGCGAAGTAACAGAATATGCACAGACTAAAGCCGAGAACATCGCAAACTATATTGAGGATGCTGTCAAGAAGGCAGATCATGAGTTTGATGTAGAAGAGATTCAGGACTTGGTTGAACATGGCCTGATGTCTTGCAAGCGTAAGGACGTGGCGAAGGCTTACATTAAGTATCGCTATGAGCGAACAAGAGTCCGCGAATATAATACTGCGTTCATGCGTGAGGTTGCTAGAAAGCTTGATGCGAGTGATGTACAGAACCAGAACGCTAATGTTGATGAACGATCATTTGGTGGTCGAATGGGCGAAGCAAATCGTGCCCTTACAAAGAAATTCGCACTCGACAACTGTATGTCAGAGATGGCTCGTAACAACCATCTCGACAATTACATTTATATTCATGATTTGGATTCGTACGCAGTCGGGAACCATAACTGTCTGACTATTCCGTTCGACAAATTGCTTGCCGAAGGATTTAACACGCGACAGACAGATGTTCGTCCCGCCAATTCGGTTAATACTGCATTCCAACTGGTTGCTGTTATTTTCCAGTTGCAGTCTCTCCAGCAGTTTGGCGGTGTGTCTGCCAGCCACATTGACTGGACGATGGTTCCGTATGTTCGGAAAAGTTTCTATAAACATTACAAGGATGGTGTAAGGTATCTCGCACAGAACGATGCGCATTTTGAACTCGAAGACCCGACGAAGGTTACCATCGAAGACGAGGTTTATTTTAAATATCCAAGGGCTTATCAGTATGCGATTGATCAGACCCGCAAAGAGATTCATCAGGGTGTTGAAGGAATGTATCACAACCTCAATACCTTACAGAGTAGAAGTGGAAATCAGCTGCCCTTTACATCTATTAACTACGGCACCTGCACCCTCGCGGAAGGACGTATGGTAACCGAAGAAATTCTTAATGTCTCCATTGAAGGTCTTGGAAGACTTCATAAGACATCTATCTTCCCATGCGGCATCTTCCAGTGCATGAAGGGTGTCAATCGTAAGCCGGGCGATCCGAACTACGATCTGTTCCAGCTTGCTCTCAAATCTACTGCGCAGCGTCTCTATCCGAACTATGCAAATGTAGATTGGTCTGGTAACGCCGGATATGACCGCAATGATCCATCTACCTATTTCAGCACCATGGGCTGCCGTACAGCAAACGGGTATGACATTAACCACGAACCTGGGGTTAATCCTCAGACAAAGGATGGCAGAGGTAATATCGCCCCTGTCACAATCCTCCTCCCCTTCCTCGCCATGGACGCGAAGGAAAAGGCAGAGGAGAATGGCACAGATATCGTCGAAGAGTTTATAGCGATTCTGGACAAGAAACTGTTCGAGGCCAGAGACATGCTCATTGAGCGTTTCAACTGGATTGCCGGGCAGTCACCCGATTCCGCAAAGTTCATGTATGAAAACGGTACAATGATGGGTTATCACCCAGAAGAAGGTATTCGTAGCGCGCTCAAACACGGCACGCTCGCAGTGGGTTTTTAACAAATTGGCTCACTATAAACCCCATAAATTGCAGGGACACCCCACGCGGGCAATCTGCAGCCAAGCTTCATCAAAAAAATGAAGAAGGTTCAACGACTACAATTGGGGCAGGATTAGAAATTAAAAAAATAGAGGTTCTAGGATGAACGGATGTATATATTTATATCGAAACTTGGTGAATGGTAAATGCTATGTTGGTCAGACAATTTGCCCAATAAAAAAACGTCACTACGATCATTTACACCAAGATTCATATTTTGATAGGGCGTTAAAAAAGTATGGTGAGAATAACTTTGAGTTGAAGATTTTGGAAGACAACATTCAAACACAAGAGCTGCTTGATGAAAGAGAAATATATTATATAGACAAATACAAGAGTTACGTAAATGGATACAATTTGACGCTTGGTGGTCAGGGGCGTACTCGAAGGGCGGTAAATCCAATGCTAGCCTCCAAGATTGCCGACCTAATCTTGAACACGGACTTGACGTTTAAAGAGATAGGTAAAAAGTGTGATTGCTCTATTTATCAGGTCTCGGAAGCGAATCTTGGTAATGGCGGATATAGGCTTGACGGCTATCGCTATCCGTTGCGGTCAGAAAGGATCACAGCAAAATATACTGAAGAACAGGTTGACCTAGTTAAAGAATATTTACTGAAGAGCGATTACTCTTTTAGCAAAATAGCCGAGCTTGTTGGCGTTGATTTTTATGCCGTTTGCGATATCAACGCCGGCAAGAGAAGACGCGACAGTAACAGTAATTATCCGCTACGAAATCCGTCGGCTCAGAGAGCTGTGCTCGACGAGGACATCGTCAAGATGATCGTTAAGATGCTGAAGGATAGCGACATGTCTGCAGACCAGATCGGGGAGAAGCTGGGTATCCCGGGGTATACTGTCGGTCAGATTAACAGAGGGAAAAGTGCGTGGTGTAAAGTGCTCGATGAAACGTATCCGATAAGAAAAAAGAGCCACCGGAACAGCGACGCCCCAAGAAGACTCTGCCGCAAATTAGACGATAAAGATATATTGTCGGTGGCGGACATGTTAAAAAATACAAATGTCAGTATAGAAGAAATCGCAAAGCGGTTCGCTGTCTCGAGGACGACAATTGATAGAATCAACCAGGGCAAACAATGGTCATGGGTCACAAATGAAAAGTTTCCGATTAGACGAAATAACAAACAAAATCTAATCCTGAATGAATAGTCTACTCCCCTTATTAAATATCGGGAAACCGAGGGTAGGTAAGCAATTAGGTCTAGCGGAGACATTACAGATCCTCATTGGATGTGACCACACTACAGACAAAGGTATGGAACTTGCGAAGCGTATCGAACAACTATACAAAGATCGCTGCGCACAATTCAAGCAGGAAGAGAAGCTCAACTTCGGCGTCTACTATACGCCTGCTGAGAATCTGTGCTTCACAGCAATGCAGAAGTTT